GGAAAGTCAGGAACAGGTAAACTTACAGCAAAAGAAAGACAAGGTATATCACGTAACGTAGTGGGTGGCTTTGGTGCTGCCCCAGTTGGCCTCGTCGCAGTTGGTGCTGGTTTTGATAAAGATGCATCTAACAGTGAGGAGTGGACAGACGACCTGCTGGGTATTGCTGTAGCTGGTGCATGTTATCAGTACAGAACATCTGAAGATGCTCCCGCTGACTACAAAATGATGCGCATGGGTGATGGAACAGTAATGGACACCACCACGCAGTATCCTCTTCGTCAGTGTCTATATATCGGTGAAGCAGCAAAGCAGTTGCAACAGGGTACTTTTGAAAACTGGTTTAAGCCCAAGGAATTTGCAGACACTTTTATAGGTGTAAACATCAGGACAGGTGTAGGCAATAGTATTGTACAAGAAATAGCTAATCTTGCTTCTGGTACTGACCTCACTGGTGATGAGGCTAGTGGACGCCGCGCTGGCAGGTTAGTTGGTAACTATCTGTCCACTTGGATGGTTTCGTTTGCACAGGTCATTGAACTTGAACGTGCGCTAGGAATGAGAGGGCTTGAGTTTAAGGACGTAGCTAAAGACCCTACGTTGAGTTTTGGTGATGCATTCCTATCTGCAGTTGCAAGACCGTTCCGTGCTAGAGGATTTGGTGTTAGTGCCGAAGAAGAAGCAGCGATGCCAGCCCGTGAGCCTGTATTCCAAGAGGGGCCGGAACGTGTCGCTCCTCTAGCAAAAGTATTGCTTGGTCTTACACTCACGAAAGCAGACTCCGAAGAGGGTGAGTACCTTGGTAAGTTTGGCTATACTGATTTTGAGATTGGTAGCAGGTCACTTGTACCAACAGTACGTAGATTTGAGAACCAAGTCATCCGTAATGCGCTGCCTATGGTTGTGCGCATAGCAAAACGTAGAGAGAAAAAACTCATTCAAGACTACAAAAATGCTAATGAAGCAACACGTAGGCTATACACACAAGAACAGTATGTTGCTGAAAAATTACGTCCTATCATTCAAGGCACACTAGACAGTGCAAAAAATGAGTATCGTGGTAGCGTGGTAGTTTTGAGAGATGTGCCTAAAGAAAATAGAAAATACGTAAAGGCCGTGATGGATATTCGCAAGCTGTCCGGTGATGATATGGATGCTGCAGTAATAGAGTTTACAGAACGTAATAACAGAGAACCTGATCCTGAAAACGCAGATGATCTAGCAGAAGTATACAACATAGGTAAGAAGTATAGTGGAATAGGCAGAAAAAGAAAATAAAAAAGGGGGCGATTAAGCCCCCTCTCTTTTATCTATTATCTCCACTACCAGATAAAGTACCTCGCTTCTTCCTATCAGCTAGTTTATCCAAGTTCTTTTCCATGATATGACCCAAGTCCATGTCGAGTTCTTCAGCAAGGACAGCACAGTACCACAGCACATCACCAATCTCGTAGGCAATCTGTGTACGCTTGTCTGCGTATTCCTTGTTAGTCAGGTAGCTGTGTGACGTTTTGCTTCCGCCGTCACGAATAAACTTCTTGACTTTATTCGCTATCTCACCTGCCTCCCCTGTGAGGCCAAGAGTAAGGTACTCCATAGCCATATCTTTAGGGAAGATGGCCGTGTCACATGCAGCGAGTTGATACGCTCTGGCTGTAATGCCATACATTGATTTCTCCTCCATCCACTGTTTAGCCTCTAGTTCCAAGTCCATTTAGTTGCTCCAAGTTTTTAAAGTATGCGGCCTCCCACCCCCGCTGCCACTCCCGGTAAGGAGTGGTCTTGGGTTTCATGGGATTAGCTACCTGACGATAGCGTTTGCCGTAGCGTTTGCTATCGAACTGCTCCACTCTACTAAAGGCTTTGAAACCTGCCGTAAAGTTATCCGCTAGATTCTTGTTCACTCTCTTCCTCCCAAAATCTCAACATGGATAAACGATCTTCATGTGCAGCCATCTTATCTAACTCTGCTTGCACTGCTTCCATGATGTCGGAATGTTCTCCGATACCTGCTGGATTAGCNAAGTATACATCAATGTTGGTTTTATGCAAGTTGATATTTCCAATGGCATGACTTTTAAGAGCCTGTAGCATTTGTTTTTTCACTTTGCAACTCCTTACTAAGTTCATTCATGGCATGGATATTAAAGATATTAATCGCTTTGACCCGATCAATCTTAAACCACTCACCCTTCCGTTCATTAGCAAAATGCGAAAAGGTTTTNTGCATTTCTTTTTCTTTAACATGNCGATCATNTGCTGTCAAGGTAGCAATTATAGAGTAATCACGAAACGGTGAAGATGTTTGATACCCATTAAGACGATCCTCTGCTATACTAGCTTTACCTACCTTAACCCACTCAGGCCACGCATCATTAACAATGACATACACTTCTCCTTGAGTAGTGCTTTCAATCTTTCTGTGTGACCATGCATCATCCAGAGACTTGTACCTTCCCGGCTTGTGTAGCGGGTGTTTCTTAGAAACCTCTCTGCCATTTACATACATGCGTTTTGCATCACGTTTTTTCACAGCATCTGGGTTATCCTTGTAGTACATTGGATTACCTGTATATGGGTTTGCTTTGAACCTCTCCATCATCATTCTCTTTCTCCTTTCGTTTTTTCATCCATTCATCGTAGCAAGGGTGATGAGGATGGGGATTGAACTGCACCCACCCATCACCACGTTTCCATGCTAAACTACTCTGCTTCTCTTGTCGAGTCTTTTTTACCACTTAAATACTCCGGTTGCTTTTGGAACTTGATAAATCGGCTGAGTAACTTTACCAACATATCAGCTATCTTATCCATNACGTTGNCTCCTAAACCTGTGCTTGAAGAATACAACNACGTTGATAGCGGTGTTGACAGTGATGGCAAATAACAACCACCACTGCCACCAGTTAGGCATGTCTGCACCTTCAATCACGCTGCGTTCAAGTCCACTACCTCACAGACACCAGCAGTGCAAGCCAACTCACGTCCACCGGATGTAGTGTCCTCCTTCTCAAACTCTTGTAGCATACTCCAATTAACACTCTTAGGCATCTGTGTCAAGAGTTCTCTGTACGTACCTTCATCAATATCCTGATAGGGTGCTTGCTTGTAGGTATGCTCACTGAATGGTAGGAAGCTGATGCCTGACACTTCATCGAAGTGGTCATACACCCACGAGCCTACCTCCATCCACTCATGCTCCTTCACAGAGATGGTGACAGATGGCTTGTGTTCACACCAATGACGCTGATACTGAAGCCACAGTTCAAGCTGCTCAATGGCAGACATATCAAAGCGAGTGACAGCATTGTTGGGTGACTTCATCGGGAAGCTAAACACTGTAGTGCTGTCTGGCTTCATCACATCCGGCTCTGCTGGAATACCCTCAGATACAAGGAACTGTGTGATGGGGTCTTTGTTGTCGCCACGTACAGTGCGAATGTAATACGGGTTGTGACGGGCATGGATACCAGACGCACTGTCTACAAGCTGTGAGACTGTACCAGACGGCTTTACACAGGTGATAGCTGCTGACTGTGGAATGCCAAGTTGCAAGGATATCACCTCGTTAGTTGTGATGGCCTGTTCCTTGAGGGCATTCAATGTGGCTGCAATATTATTGCCTAGATGTGCTGACTTACCTGACATCATAGCATTGTCCATGATGCCTGTCAGTGATACGCCAAGCAGCCGTTCTTCCTCTGTATTCTTCTTCCATACATTACGCAGATATTTGAAGTCAGTCAGGGTAGACTGGAATGTACCAAGTATGGTAGCGAGGCGAACTTTTTCAGTCAGTGTCTGCTGCGTGTCAGATGACCGCACAACAACCTCTGATAGATTACAGAACTGATACGGACGCAGGATGATTTCACTGCACGGGTTACAGCCAAAGTCTTGTTCCGCATCACGGCGTCCATTAAGTGACGCTTGTTTCTGTGCTGCCTTGCGGTTGAAGATACCACGCTCACCAGACTTGCTCTCATACAGAGATACCCACTCACGCATGAATGTACCCATCTCTGGCTTACCTTTATAAGCAACACTGTTGTTAGCCAGCGCACGTTGCCCTTCGCCTTCCCACCATTGACCTGATTTAGCATGACGCATTTGATCGTCATTCAGGTTAGACAGGCTGATGAGTGCGCTGCGGCGTACACCACCGACAACAACCACCTCACCAATCTTACACATCAGGTCATGGCATTCGATAGGGAACAGCCTACGACCTGCTGCCTTCTGGAACATCTCCACAGTAAACTGGAAGAGTTCCTCAAGTGGGGCTGGGCCACTCGCACGACCACCAAAAGTCTTGAGACGTGCGCCAGCAGGACGAACCTCTGACGTGTCCCATTGTGGTACTTGCCCTGCGTACAGTAGCGAGATTAATTCTCGCAGGGATTTGGCCCAGCCCGGACGTGAGTCGCCAACCTTGATGACAGTATCTGTGTCATGCATGTCTTCGTTGACGACAGGCAGCTTCTCCGTGTGGTGACGCTCCACAGAGAAACCTACACCAGTGCCACACATGAGGATATACATTGTCTCATCGAATGCACGAGGACTATCCACTGGTACGTAGGAGCAGTTGTAACCGCCGACATGACATCTGTCAAGTGCGGGGCCAGCGGTCATCAATGCTCTCATGCTTGGCATGATGTCTTGGTTAAGCACGGACATCTCAAGTTCTGCACGTAGTTCGTCCGACAGGACATACTTGTGCTTGGCTTTGAGATGCTTGCTCATATAATCAAAGTATCGTGCGACTGTCTCACCCCAAGTCTCACGACGCTGTTCGTCGTCCTTCCATCGGGCATACCGGGAAAGAGCAATAAAGTTCTGATAGTCTGTAGGTAGATAGTTATTCATCTCGTCACTCCGTTAGTGTTTTAATATGTTTGATTTCAGCACCGTCCACGTCATAGAAATACTCACGTATACCGTCCTCAATTTCAATGCCAACATCTTCGTCGGCTGGTATTGGATACTCTTCTGGATCAATGTCAATGTTAATATAAACTTTAACTCTCATCGTAGCAGCCTTCAACTTCCTCAATCAGCTTACTAAGATACCACTGTGCTTTCTTGAGGTCTTCTGTACCATTCTTGTAGCGATAACGCCACAGGTATTTCATAATGTTACCCTGAAGATAATGCTCATAGCCATCACCTGTAGCTGCAGCAATGGCGTCGATGCACTCAATGCCAGCCTTGTTGTAGTGGGGCGGAGAGTTTACCATGTCCGCTTTTCTGTTCTGCTTTGAATAAAACTCATCCATAAGTCTCTCCTCGTCTGGTGTAACTGGTTGTAACTCTTTCATCCTCATTCGCATGTACGCCTCATGGCGCATCATGCACTCCCCTTTGTTCTGCTGCCAAAGCTAAGATGTACTACGTTGCCATCCTCTTTTGTGATAATCACATCATCATCTTCTACCACATCTTCCATGTCGTTGTCAACAACTTCCATTACATAATTATGCACAAGTTCACGGAGTTCTTGATTGGCTTCCATTAGCGGGATGGTTGCACACATCATTTTACAGAAATGCATAAGCTGTGTATAACCCTCATCATCAAGAGGATTATTAGCTTGAGATATAATAGAGATATCAATCTCTCCAGTCCACTCGCCATCTATTTCAGTGGGTCTAACCCGTATTACAAAGTCACCTTCTTCTATAGATTGTGTATCCATGCTATTTTCTCCTCACTTTCTTGCCTTTGAACTTAATAAAGTTCGGGTGTTTGTTCTTGCCTTTTTCTTTCAACCAATCTTCTGGTATGATGCGATCATGGTATCTAAAGTCATATTTAATACACCACTCTGCATAGGTAGACTTAGCACCCTTACGCAACTTCCTCCTGCTATTTTCAAATACAAAACGAATATCCAACGCCGGATGTTGTTTCTTGATAGCAAGATGTTTACGTCGATCTGCCGCTGTAAACATACCTTTTGTCTCTATAATAATACCATTACACAAAACAAAGTCTGGTGTATACGTGCGGTATGCTAAGTCTTCCCATTCAATCTTAACTTTCTCATAGTCGTATTCAACTTCAAGTTCATCCAGATATACAGACAGCTTATGCTCAAGCCCACTCCTGTATCCGTACTTACGGGCAGCACGAAACGCTTTATAATTAGGCATATTCTTCTGCCAAGCTAACATATGAAACAGTCTTAGGTTGTTTCGCCTGTGACTTTACCGAAGGTCTTTCTTGCAGTCCGGGCCAGCAAGCAAACTTGTACCGACAAAAACCACACTCTGTTGAGAGTATTTTATTTCCTGTAGGCTTACCTCTAAATGTCTCATCTACAGCGTCAAAGCAACGCTCAAACTTATTCTCCTTGAGAGAGTCTGCTGTCTGTTGAATATGTGATACTTCTTTAACAATGTCAAGACCCGTAGCAGGTACATATTTAAACTGACCATTGGCTTTGTTTACTACCCACCATCCACCGGGCCGTTTACCTGATGCCTTTGCATATCCAGCAAGCTGTGCTACATACCCGAAAGCATCACCCTGTCTAAGAGTGTCGAAGGATTCAAACTTGTTAGTATATGACCAGTTAGATGCTGATTTAATGTCGTCAACAGCACCGTCAATAACAATATCATATGTGCCAGAGACGGATGTGTCATCATCAAGGTCAAGCGTAACCTTTTTATCGTCCTCATACTGTACTCCTGCTTCTTTCAGTAGACCTTTGAAGACAGCTTCAACGATATCTCCAAGCATCATGTTCATTACAAATGTAGTTGGCAGGGGCAATGCCTTCTCTGGTTCGTTCTTTTCAAACCAAAGCTGGCAAGTTGGTCTGCCTACGTTTGACATACGCAAACCAAACTCACCTCGCTTATTGCCCCCACCAAACTGGCGTCCAAGAGCAGCCGCTACATCAAGACTTACTTGCCTTATGGTGTCCTCTGACATAGTGGACTTACCATTAGCAGCATTCTCCATGTATTGGTGCAACGCCAGTTCAGCAGGGTGGTTCATTATGCTACCTCATCTTCGTCAATGTCAATCATATCAGCTAGACCATCGGTGATAGCTACATCGTCCTCATCATCATGCGAGGATGCTTTCTCCGCATAGGTATTGATGATGTACTCGTTGTAGTTTTCTACCCACGCCATGAAGTCTGTGAACAGTTCTTGGTCAGACTGCTCAATGGTGACAATGTTCGTCAGGTTCACCGTAGTCACCGGAAGAAAGAAGCTATTACCATTAGGCAACTTACGCTCTTCAGTCGCAGCATCTACCACGTGCTGAATAGGCAACCGCTTCTGCTTGGCAAAGGTAGTGAATACCTCACCCCAACCCTTAAATGCGTCACGGTTATCTACCTCCCAGATGAATGGGGCAGTATCCAATTCTACAGAGTTCCCCTGATCGTCTGTAGGATTGACNAGTTCAACAGTGCCGAAGATTACCCGCACTCGTTTGATTTGCTTAATCAAATCCTGTGTCTTCTCAGGAAGAGACTTGAAGTCTTGGATGTAGCCAGCCGGTTTGCCACAGTTGAAGCCACCATCATTGTCCTTGAGGTCAATGTTCAGGTTGTCAGCCATGACGGTCTTGACGTAACGGTTAGGTGCGTTACCCGACCCCATCACGAAACGCTTGTACATAAAGCGTTGCATGTATGGACGGATACGTGCGGAAGAAGCGTAGTACGTAGGGCCATCCGGCACTTCCAGTTTGTACTGGCCCCCCTCAACAACCTCGACGTTAGCTTTCTTGCCGTTGACTTCAGCGACACCCATGATAGGTGTGTGATGGATACGTAGACGGGCAAGCGTACTAGACTTCTTGTTGCTTCCCCCTGTACCCTCATGCGCAATACCCATTGCTTTAGCCATTGCTGCATAGTTGTTAGTATCAATCGTAGTGATCTCGTTCATGTATTTTATACTCCTTCTTTCGAGTTTGAATGCATAGTTATATCACGACACGTCTTTTGTGTCAAGCCAGTTAGGGCCAATTTTTGCCTCTAGTTCTAATGGAACATTGAACGTCAACCCCCAACGTATGGCGATCAAGTCAGGCAGCACCTTGTTAGTCTCCTGAATTATTTGGATTACTTTCTCTTCCTCATCAGGGTGAACATCAACTACGATGCTATCGTGTACAGTATTTACCACACAAGAGTGCATACTGTCAAGTAGTTTTTCTATGTGTAGCAGAGCAATCGGCACGATATCTGCCGTTGCAAATGACTGCACGGGGTAGTTTTTTATTTGTGTGAAATGTGACACACGTCCACTTGCCTTGCGGACTACATCAGGAAAAGAAAACTGTCTACCTGATGGGGTAGTAATGTACCCTGTGTTTATAGCTTCTTTAGCCAATCGGGAGTGCCATACCCCAATTCCTTTGTATTTCTCCGTGAAGTGTGTGTAATACTCTGCTTCCGCTGGAGTTCTCCCAAAGCCCGTTGCTCCATAAAGTGGCGCGAACGTATGCGCCTTTGCTTCTTGGCGACTTGTCGGCTGACCAGCATCAGTAATAACTTTACTGGTATACGCATGTACATCAAATCCAGTAGATACTTCATCTATTGCAACTCCATCTTGTGATAGGAAAGCTGCTGCACGAAACTCTAGCTGGGCAAAGTCAGCTTCCATAATTTTGCCACCGTCCCACCGGGATACAAACACCTTCTTGACAGGGAAGGTGCCGCCACGTGGCATGTTCTGCATGTTAGGCTCTGCACCTGACAGGCGTCCTGTCGCAGTTCTGTGCTGTAGCAAGCGGACATGCAGCTTACCATCTTGCTTGGTAAACATCTTTATGCCCTCGACAAACGAGGATAGGTATGTGTCCACAGCGGACAGGCGTCGAACCTTTGACAGGAAGTCAACAGCATCTGTCATTCCTTTGACACGTGCTGCTTTCTCCAGTGTCTCTAGGTTTTGCTTACTCGTACTGAAGCCATTGGCACTGGCCCACTTAGCAGACGGCGGCTTAAACTTCAACCCAGCCACGGCATTGGATGGTGATAGAAGATAGCCAGCAGTATCACAAGTAGGACAGCGATTAGGTTTCGCAAACGGCTCTCCATTCTTCTTTACCTTTCTTATGTAACCTGTGCCATTACAGGTCTTGCATTGTGTTGCTCTNGTCTTGGACAACTTTGTAGTGTGTGCNTTGACCAGACTNCGGAANTCATCATCCGGCATGTATGGGTCAATCTGTGTAGCCCAGAATTGTTTGTCGTTCACCTTACGGCTNTAGATTACCCAAGACAACTGCTCTGGGCTATTGAGATTGATAGGTGTATCACCCATCAGCCTACGCACATGGGCTTGTAAATCAGTAGTAAGCTGTGTACGCTCCTGCTCAAACTCAACCCTCACATCATCTAGTGCCTTGCTATCTACAGTGAAGCCACGCTGATAGATACGTGACAAGCAGACAGCTACCTGATTGGTCAGGTCAACAGTACCCATGAGACCACTGTCAGCGGGGCTGTTGAGCCGGTGCATCAACCTGTCTGCCAGTTGCTGTGTAGCCTCAAGGTCAGCGATCAGGTACTCAGTCAGTTCCTCAATGGGGATGGTGCGTGTGCTGTAGCCCCGCTTGAAATACTCCTTGAGAGTGTCCTGCTTCTTGGTATCAAGGTCATAGCGTTCTGCACATGCCTCAAGTGACAGCGGCTCCTTAATACCACGCTGTAACACATACTCAGCCAACATCGTGTCGAACACAGGGCCATCGTAATTAAAGCCACTCTCCCACAGCCACAGCAGATCGTGTGCTGCATTGTGCATGATAAGCACAGTAGCCTCGTCAAGAAGCATCTGCACACGCTCACTGTAGTCATGCCCACTCTCATGCTCTTCATGNTCGAATGGGAATGTGTAACACGCTCCTTGGTCAGTCANTATACCCACCATCGTCAGGCTNTTGTTCGCCTCAAATGGATCAAGGTGCATCTTNCCGTCACGATGTGTGACTGTATTCTCTACNTCTAGTGTTATCTTCATCCTTCATACCTCGCTGTCAAATAGTCCAGTTCACAGTTTACCATACCGTGCCAGCCATTCAACTTGTTTTTTACAATATTCATATGCCGCAGTGGGCTGTCTTCTTCCTGTCCCTCGACAGTAGGTGACTTACCTATCAGCACCATCAGGTCAGCCTCTGCTGCCTTACCTGTACGTGATCCTTCCATCATGCTCTGGTTCAGTTGTGACCTGCCCTCTGCTTCCGCAGAAAGCTGTGACATGTAGAACACAGCGCAGTCATATGCCTTGGCAATCTGCCGTGCGTGAATAGCACAAGCCTTGAGTGCCTCGTCTTGTCGGGCAAACCCACCCTCTGCCTTGAACTTATCCCCCATGTCAAGCACGAGGATATCAGGGCGATAGGTCTTGGCAACACTCTCCACCCAATTCATGTCACGGCCAGATGCCTCTTTGATCTTGATATTGTGCATCACTGGCTCATACAGTGTCTTAGCTTTACCCATATTTTCTTTGACTTCACGCGCCGACATACCAGCAGCAGCCGTTAAATATCTAGCACCCACCCGGTGGGTTGGCTCTTCATTACAGAGGATGACGCACTTAGCACCCTGATGTGCGAAGCCGTTAGGCCCAGCGATCAGGCTGGCGTGGAATGATGTCTTGCCAGTGTTGGGACGCGCACCCACTTCGATAAGCTGACCGGCACTGACACCCTCCACTTTACGTGCTACGCTAGGGATGTTGAACGACCACCGTGCTTCTAGTTCAGCCTTTGCCATCAGCGTTTCAATCGTGATGTCATCCCATTCGATATTGAGATTGGGAGTGAAGTCATCACCGTACCGCTCAAGCAGATTGCGCAGTGTCTCCATTGTGCCACCTGTGCCACTCACCATGTCGAAGCCAATGTTGGCGATGTCCTCGCCCACTACCTTCTGAAACAGCTTGGATAGCACCTCCTGTGCGATGTCGTTGCCCATCGGCTCCTCACGCTTGAGTTGGGCAAACAGACTGTCAAAGCCTGTCCTCTGTGCTGTCGTCATCGTGGGATTGCCAGACACAAACAGGGCTTGCACCTCGTCGGGGGTGACACTACGATTGTAGTGATCCATAGCCCTGTCAATCGTCTGCTTAATCTTGCGATTGTCTGAACTGAACAGTCGATCAGGACACTTCGCACCACGATGGTCATCGTAGAAACCCTTGTCCATTAGACTGCGTAGCATTGATACTTCCATTATACATCTCCTATGTCGGCTAGGTTTGTCATATCAGTTGGATTACGATATTTCAAATCATCTGTCAAGTAAAGGACACGCACGTCATTAACATGTCCTCGCAACTCCTTTGCCATCAGCAAAGTCTTACGCACTGCATCGGGGTCTAGTGCGATGACTGCTGTTGAGAACTGCGCGAGAAACTTTTTGTGTGCATCAGACAGTGATGTCCCTAGCACAGCAAGCCCGACAAAGTTACCACCACCAACCACAGCGGCACTCACGCAGTCCTCAACAACTACAGCGACCTTACCACATCCATGAGTATATGGCAAGCCACTTTTTCCATATCGACGCCATTTAGGTAGTCGCTTGCCCAGCGCACGACCTGTCGCGTCTACAATCTTACCCTCGTGCATGATGGGAAACACAGCACGATGTTCGCGTACATCATACAGCAAGCCTAGTTCTGCGGCATCCAGCCCATACGTATTGCTGGCCCACGCAATCACATCGTGGTTGGCTGGCACAAGATACTCAGGCACATCGAACCCATCATCAGCGAAACGCTCCGCATCAGATAGCTGGGTACGGATATCATCCACAGACATATGCACACGTGTACCACCCTTGAGATCACAGGACATACGGAAACAATTCCATACCAGTGACCCCATGTTGTTGGTCACGGTGAATGTACGTTGACCACAGCTAGGACACTTAGTCCTGACTGTAGTACCCACTGGTACATTCATATCACTTATAGTGTTATATATATTATTCATATATACTCTCTCCTGTGCGGCAGTTAAGTGCTTTTACCATGTATTTTACGTGCTGTCAAGGCAGTATTTGCACTGGCATACGTATTTTTCATATATGGTTTGACTGATTGTGGGTTAGCATGTCCTGTAACCGACATGATTTGTCCAATACCTACACCAGCCTCAACCATTTCAGTTGTGCCAGTACGACGCAGGTCAGATAGTCGCAGTTCACTTGACAGCCCAGCCTCATCCATCAGCTTACGAGCATGAAGTGGCAGCTTGTACAGGCTGTACGGAATGTACTCACCTCCGATTGGCTTGGGGCGTGGGGCTACCCACTGCTGAAACCCAAAGTCTTCATGCTGTTGTCTTAACATATCCAACAAGTCGTCGTCAATAGGTAAGAATACCTCTGCCCTACGCTTAGACTGCTCAATATGTACACGAGCCTTATCAAATTGTATACAATCCCATGTCAATAATCGCATGTCACCGACACGCTGACACCAAGCGTATGCCATGTGGGCTATCAGCCCTATGTTACGGGTGCTGAAATCGCTGTAGGCTACGTCTAGCAGCTTCTGTATATCCTCCCTACCCCAAAGCACCTTACGTGGCGTGGACGAGCGTCTACGGACGACAGAGAAGGGGTTCAGGTTGCAATGCTCCATCCGCACAGCGTAGTTGTACAGGATACGGATGGTAGCCATGATATGATTAGCGAATGGAATGCCACGATCACACCACAAGTCATACACCAGCTTGGCTTGCTTGGTGGTGATGCTTGCATGGTTCAGAGAACCAAGGCTCGTACCGTCTACTTCTGTCTCAAATGCGACACGCAGAAAGTATTGATACGAAGCCTTAGTCTCGTCACGCAAGTTCTTGAAATCATGGGAAGAATAATATTCATCC